TGGTCTTGGCGTGATTCAGATTTCTCGTCCATTCCACCAAGGTCAGATCACCTGATGAATGGGGCTTCGGCCCCATCTTTCAAAGGAGAGCAATATGTCTGGTTTTCAACAGGATATGTGCGGTACAGGGGTTGCTCCCGGTACTGCCGCTTCTATTGCTGGCTCGATTCAACTAAGCCAAACCGCAACAGGCAATAGTCAAGCTACAGCGTTTGCAATTACCGCTAGCACCACTGAATTTACTACTGTGGCCGCTAGTACGGGCGCAATTCTTCCAGTGCTGCGTATTACTGCAAATGATGCGCTTTATATTGTGAACAATGGTGCCAATGCACTATCTGTCTATCCACCTGTCGGTTTCAAAATCGGTACGACTGCTACAAACGGTTCTGTCTCGATTCCAGCAGGCAAAGCGGGTGAGTTTGTGGCCCGTGGTGATGGCAATTACTTCGCAAATATTAGTTCCTAATTGATGGGGAGTTCGCTCCCCATTTTCTTAACTGACTACCTCAATTACTTGAAGGGAATCAAAAATGAGTCAAATGCTAGCTTCTGATCTGAATAATCCTGAGTTCGTAGGTGCATCTAATCCCGATGCACGTCTATCTGTTGTTTTCTTTAGCAAGCCGCTGAAGAATAATTTCCGATCTGAACAGGAAGGCCGTCCCATCTTCGATGATTGCGACATGGTGCGAATCTATGTGCCGGGCGATGATAAAAACATCGTAGAGACGTTTGTACGTGATGATCATAAACGCCGGTTCCCGCTCCAATGGGCGCATTATCAGAACAAAATGCAGGGCGATCAACGCTTGGCTGGTAAGACTCCGATTAATCAGTGGCCGCGCATTACGCCTGCACAAGCAGAAGAATTGCGAGCATTGAAGTTTCTGTCTGTTGAAGATGTGGCAAATGCTTCTGATTCGAATATTCAGCAGATTGGTATGCTGGCCGGTATGTCGCCATATTCATTCCGTGAAGCAGCCCAGCGATATTTGAAACTAGCCTCTGATGAATCTGCTGCTGCTAAAAGCGATGAGCGTTTGAAAGCAATGGAAGCTGAGAATCAAGCGATGAAAGAGCAAATGCAAAAAATGCAGGCTCATTTCGAAATGATGGCAAATCAAACGCAAAATGCTCAGGAAGAAGTAAAATCCGAAGAAGCCCCGCGACGTGGACGATTACCGAAAGAAAGCTAATTCATGAAAACCATGCTGCAAATCATCCAGGCTGCAACACAGGAAATGGCATTGCCAGTTCCTACATTAGTAGCCGGTTCAACTTCAACCGATACGATTCAATTGTTTGCATTGCTGAATCGTGTTTTGAGTGATTTGCAGCGTGATTATATTTGGCAGTCTCTTCGTGTTGAATATCGATTCACTACGCAGTTCTTGCAGACTACCGGAACGGTTGCTGCTAATAGTCCGATCATTACTGCTATCGCGAATACGACTGGACTTGACGATACATATCAAATCGTCGCTACTGGCGTGAACAATGATACGTATATCCAGACCAAGGATTCCGCTACTCAGGTCACAATGACTCAAGCGGCCAGCGCATCTGGAACCGGCATTCCGATTACTTTCTGCAAGACCAAATATGCAATGCCTGCGGATTATGATCGTCCAATTGACCGTACTCAATGGGACAAATCCAAGCATTGGGAAATGCTCGGGCCTGAAACACCGCAACAATGGCAATGGCTTAAATCCGGCTATATTTCGACTGGTCCCCGTATTCGATGGACATATCTTGGTGGATTCTTCCAAATCTGGCCTGCTGTCAGCTCGCCCGAATATCTCGGCTTTGAATACATCAGCAATGGCGTAGTGCTGGATTCGGCCGGCGCTAGGAAACAGTATTTCACTGCCGACAATGATACTTGCATCTTCCCTGATGGGCTGATGATTGTTGGCCTGAAGAATGCGTATTATCAGGCTAAAGGCTTTGGGGATCAGTATACATCCGAATTTGAAAATCTCTGGTCAATCGCTAAGGCGAATGACTCTGGTAGTGCAACACTGCATATGGCTCCTGATCCACTTAATACGTTGATTGGATGGGAGAATATTCCGGACTCGGGCTACGGGAACTAACTCATGTTCATCCCTCGCCAAAAACAACCGCCGCAGCAACCACCGGCACAAACTCTCACGCTCCCAGCTCCTACTGGTGGCTTGAATGCGCGTGATGCTTTGGCCGCTATGCCGCCAACTGATGCAACGATCCTAACGAATTTCTTTCCGAATACTACGAGTGTAGAGTTGCGTAGAGGCTTTGTGCGCTGGTCAACCGGCTATTCTGCGCCTGTAGAAAGCCTGATGGCTTATAACGCTGGCGCTACAAGTAAGCTATTTGCTGCCTCTGATGGATCGTTCTATGATGCTACTGCGCAAGGCGCGCATGGGGCTGCGGTAGTGACAGGATTGACTAATGCTCGCTGGCAGCATGTGAACTACACGACCCCCGGCGGCTCATTCCTTTATACCGTAAATGGCGCTGATTATCCGCGTATTTACGATGGTACGACATGGAAAGCTGTCTCTGGCCTAGGCTCGCAAACAATTAACACGATTACCTATTCTGGTAGCACTGCCACGGCTACGACCAGTGCGCCACATCTGCTGTCTACCGGGACTATTGTTAGCCTGACTGGCGCAACGCCAACGATGTATAACGGCGCTTATGTCATCACTTCAACTGGCGCAAACACATTTACCTATGTGATGGGTCAATATGCGATTGCCTCTATCACTTTTTCTGGTACGACAGCTACACTCACGACGATCTTCCCGCACGGGCTTAGTACTGGTAATAACATCACTGTTTCTGGTGCTGCTCCTGCGACGTATAACGCAACATCGAATATTACTGTCACTAGTGCTACTACCTTTACTTATACGATGGGTGGTACGCCAGCGACGAACGCTACTACTGTAGGCCAGTATGTTGTTAATCAGACGACGAGCACTCTTACTCGCGTTGGAACTCTCGCTACGCTAACTGCTGGCACTCCGCATAACTTGGTGACGGGTGATTTTGTTCTTGTCTCCGGAGCGACACCAGCAGCCTTTAATGGCACATTCCAAGTAACCGTTACCAGCACGACGGCATTCACTTATAACATGCAGAGTGATCCGGGCGCGAATGCTGCACCGGTCGGCAATTTCGTCAAAGTCCCAGGCAGCAATGCCGCGATCACTGGTACTTATACGATTGTTCAACGGCCTGTATCGATAACTTTTGTCGGCACGACCGCGACTTATACGACAAGCACACCACACAATCTGACGACTGGTACAACGATTATCGTTTCTGGTGCTAATCCGAATGAATACAATGGCACGTTCGTTGTAACCGTGACAAGCCCAACAACGTTTACTTACACAATGAGTGCAGTCCCGGCGACGAATGCAACTGTCGTTGGTACGTTCATTGTTACACCTGCCATTACTGGTGTAGATGCACGCAATCTAATCCATCTGAATATCTACGCGAACAGGTTGTTCTTTATCGAAAAGAACACGCTAAAAGTGTGGTTTTTGGCTGCTAATGCTATCTCCGGAGCGGCCCAAGTATTTGACTTTGGCTCTTTGATGAATCTTGGCGGATCATTATCCGCTATGGTTACATGGACTATCGATAATGCTGCTGGCATTCAAGAATATGCATGCTTCATTTCGACTGAAGGCGAAGTGCTGATGTATGCCGGTACTGATCCAAGCAATGCAAATAATTGGACAAAGACAGGGCATTTCTTTGTTGGACGTCCACCTGGAAGACGGTTTTTTACTCGTTATGGTTCCGATGTCATCTTGTTGACCACTGACGGATTTACAGCTCTATCAAAATCACTATTAACGGATCGCTCGCAATTACGAGATTCTCTCAGTGATAAGATTTCTGTACTAGTTAATAGCGATACTGAAAATTATTTCAATAATTTTGGATTTCAGGCTATCTATTATCCAACTGGAAATAAGATTTTTGTAAACATTCCACAAGTTCAAAACTCTAATCAGTATCAATATGTAATGAACGTTGTTAACAATTCGTGGTGTAAATTTACGAATTGGAATGCTAATACTTTTGAAATTCTAGGAAATGATCTGTATTTCGGTTCAAATCTGATTGCTGGCTCTGCTTATGTAGCAAAGGCAGATACAGGCTATTCAGACGATGGTGGTTATATTTTTGGAGAAGCAAAAACAGCATTCCAATATTTTGGGTCGCCAGGTCGTAAAAAGCACGTAACAATGGCTCAGCCAATATTCAATGTAACTGGCAACATGACCGCCACACTCGGGATTGATATGGATTTTAATGATAATTATCCCATCGCCAATCCAACGTTTACCGGAGTGGGTGGGACTCTTTGGAATACCAGTCTATGGAATACATTCCCCTGGAGTCCTGGCGTCAGTACAAAAACAGACTGGCAAGGGCTTACTGGTGTTGGTAATGCGGGTGCGCTACATATGCGCATTGTGAATAACGTCAGTGCAACTAATTGGCAGGCGGTGACATATGTATTCCGTTTGGGTGGTGTGCTATGAAGTTATTCATTGCCCATGATGATATTGGGCATGAAAACATTGCTAGGTGGGTTTGTGAACGGATTCCTCATGTCGAATCGTTCTCCAATATGAAAGCCATTGGGGTGATGGACGACGAAGGAAATCCATTAGGGGCTGTTGTTTATCATGAATATCGCGATCATGATATTCAAATGTCCTGTGCGGCAGATTCCTCAAGATGGCTAACTAGGAATATACTAGCGACAATATTTGAATATCCTTTTTCGCAGCTTCAATGTAATCGAGTGACTGCATTGACGCCATTGAAAAACAAACATACTCGTGATTTTCTTGAGAAAACAGGATTCAAACAAGAGGGCATCATGCGGCGCGGTTTTAAGGATGATGACTGCGTAATATATGGAATGCTGCGCGAAGAATGTAAATGGATAGAAAGGAAAAATCATGGGTAAAAGTAGTCCAAAGGCCCCACAAGCACCAGACCCTAATGTCGTCGCAGCGGCCCAAACTCAACAAAACAAAGATACGGCGATTGCGAATGCAGCGTTAAATCGAATTGACCAAGTGACTCCTTGGGGAAATCTCACCTATACGCAAAATGGTGTAGATGCTAATGGTATTCCTAAATATACTCAGACTATTCAGTTATCTCCTGAGCAGCAGAAACTGATGCAATCTAATGACCAAATTAGTCAATTACTTGCCAATTTGGGTATTAATCAGGCTGGAAATCTTTCAAATACATTGAATCAGCCATTTAATTACGACAAAGCGCCATCGCAAGTTACTATGGTTAGCCCCCGTAATTATCAGGGCAATGTGTCATATGGGAACATCCAAAACGATGTCGATATGAGCAAGGTGCCTGATCTTATTGGTGGTGCTGATCTAGTAAAAGATTTGCAGACTCAACGGGACTCGCTTTATAACCAACAAGCTGCTTTCCTTGATCCGCAGTGGAAACAGGATCAGTCTGATCTAGAAAATAAATTGGTTCAACAAGGCATTGCTCAAAATTCTGATGCCTGGAATAGAGCTGTTGGCGATTTTAGCAGGAATAAAGAATTCGCATATAATAATGCCCGCAATAGTGCAATTACTGGCGGTGGTGCAGAACAGTCACGTTTATTTAATATTGGACTTGCATCGAATCAGAATGCATATAATCAAGCATTGAATAATGCTCAATTCCATAATCAAGCCCAAGCACAAGGATTTGGACAAAATTTTGCAAATACGAACCTAAACAATCAAAATGAAGATCGTCTATTTAGTCAGTTCTTAACAAATGCTAATTTGCAAAACCAAGGACGAAATCAGTATATCAATGAACAGAATTACTTGCGCCAGCAACCATTGAATGAATTGAATGCTTTGCGGTCTGGTTCGCAAGTGACTGCACCTCAATTCTCTGGAGTGCCTCAGTCGCTTGTTGGTAATACTGATGTGTCTAGCCTGTACAACAACCAGTATCAAGGTCAACTGGCCAACTACAATGCGCAACAGGCAGGCAATAATGCGCTTATGGGAGGACTATTCGGTCTTGGTTCTGCTGCATTAGGTAATTTTGGTGGAATTTCTAAAGGATTATCATCGCTTCTGCTGGCAGGAGGGTTATAAATGGCTAATGTCAATACAATTAGTTTTGGCCCAAGTCAGCAAGACTTGCAGGCACAGCAGATTGACCTTGTGCGCCGTCAGCAAATCGCTGATGCTTTACGTGCGCAGTCACTGCAACCCCTGGAGTCGCAAATGGTATCTGGCCGAGTTGTGCCAACAAGTCCATGGTTGGGCGCAATCAAACTGGCACAAGCGGCATTGGCAAATCAAGCTCAGACTCAGAATGCTTCAGATGAGGCAAAACTTGGTGAAGCATCGGCACAACGACAGGCAGCAGCTTTGCGAGCTTTGGCTCCTGCTGGCACTTTCGATCAAGGCGCACAACCTGCTCCTCGACAGCCAGTTCAACTTGGAATGGGACTGACTGATGAAAGCATGGGCGAAGTTCCGCCACAAACTCCTGCTGCGCCACAAGTTGATCAGGCTACGCGCTCTCGATGGGCAAAGATTCTGGCCGCGAACAACTATGATCCTGCCCTCGCCAAGAAGCTAATTGAGAATGAACTGACTACGCCTGAAGAAACCCGCAATCTGCTAGCTCAGGGCATTGATCCAAATGCTTATGGGCAGGCCCGACTTACCAAAGAGCGTGCAGGTGGGCTTGTTAATGTTGCTCCGGGTACTAGTGTTCTCAATGCCGGAACAAATCAGTTTGTTACTGCTGCACCAGATTTTGGGACAGGTTTGCAAGGCTCATTTGGTCCTAATGGTCCTCAGATCAATCGTATTCAAGGCTCTGAGAATATCGCGCAGATTGCTGGGGAAAAGGCTCGACAAGAAGCAGGAGGCCGCGCCGGATTCAATACGATCACAGTCAATACTCCAAATGGCCCTGTGCTGCTCACCGAGGAACAAGCCGCTAGGATGGCTGGTGGTGGTCAACAACCTCAAGCAAATGCGCCAGTCAATTTCACGGCTTCTAATGGTGTGTCTATTAATATGGCCGGCCGTACTCCACAACAGATTATCCAGGCGGCACAAGCCAGTGGTGATCCGCAAGTTATGCAAGCTGTTGGCGAATGGATGCGCAGTGGTGGGCAGCAGCAACAGCCAGGCATCCCGCTGATGTCCAAAGCACAGGAAGCTATGCAAGTGGGACA